TCCAGGTACAGGGCTACCTCAAAACTTCTGTGCAAATAATGGGGGGACTGGTCTGATAAACTCAAGAATCTGTAAGGTAACTGAAGATGATACTACAGTGACCTGTGACGAGTTTATGTCCTGGTGTCTGACTGAAACTACAGTAGACTGTATAGGGCCGGATGAGACCGGTAACATGTACGGTGAGACCAGCTTTGAGATACTTATCGATGGGTTCTTCGTACAGTCAACGGTGGACCAATATCAACTCATTGATCCAGAAACGGGCTTTCAATTTGCCTATGAAATAAACGTAGGACAAGATGGTGAGTTTGTTGGAGAGTCTATTCCATCTCACATAGAAGATCCAAACAACCCTGGATTTTTGATACTAAACCCTTTGATTCAGATAAACGAAACTCAAACGGGAGAGTCACAGGGAGCAACAGCAACAATATCACAAGGTCCATTTGTGTTTGATGATACTGATGGCGACGGGGTAACAGATGATACCACTATAACGGTATTCATAACATTCATAGGGTTTATAAACACTGAAGGTCAGATTATATATGGTACACCAGACTACGTAGTAAGCAATACTGGAGAGACAGCAAACGGATGTCCTGCCCAAGAGCTCTCATACATAGCAACTGCTAGAGACTGTATTGACCCTGTCTACGGATGCATGGATGAGACAGCCATTAACTTCAACGAGAACGCTACAGTGGACGATGGTTCTTGTGAATACATCCCATGTGAGGAGATCTTCAACGAAGCACTCAATGCAATATTCATAACCCGAGTTGAAGATACTGACGCATCACTGCTCTGCATATCATACGAAGCAGAAGAAGAGGGAGCAGATGACTATGTCGTGTGGACTCCTCAGTATGACGGAACAATGGCCGTCACAATAGAAGACTACTCCGCTTCTACGGAGTCTGGGGCACTGGGCAACAACACAGGCAACTTCTCTCTGTTTGTAGGATACATGGGAGGGGGTAACGTGAACTTTGTAGGAGACGCATTATCATTCTACAACCTAGACAACAATGCTGAAACAATACAAAATCTACAGGATGGACAATTTTTGTCATTGCCTGATCTCCCAGGAGCGTATATAGGAACGCAGTCTATTACTGGATCTCCAATAACAAATGGAGACCCGTTCTTTGATGGCTCATCTTTGTCTGGTACCTCATACACGATAACCATACCAACTGGGGCAATCTTTGGTGAAAACAACGATCTGACTGGTGGACAGTACATACTTTTTGTAGTGCCTCACATTGACGTCACATCTTTGGGAGAAGGCTTTGGTGGACTGGACGATTGCATTAATGAGTTTGGTACGTTCGCAGACGAGCAAACATTCCACGTTATCGATCAAACAGCTACAGGAGACTGTCCGCAGCCCTGTAACCAATTTGTCGATCCTGAGAATTGTCCGAACAACATTGCTGGGTGCACCGACGAAAGTGCTGACAACTACGATGAGACGGCGACCATTGATGATGGCTCATGTGAATACTGCACAACATGTGATTTCTGCGATCTATACCCAACACACCCAGACTGCACTCCGTGTGAGAAAAGACCAGATACTGGTTTGGGTGTAGGTAGTAGAGGATTTACTGCTAACCTTAGAGATTGTGATCCTGGACCGAAGTGCTGTGCAGATCAGACAGCAACAAACTATGATCCAGACTGTCAAGCAGAAGACGAAGACAATAGCTCATGTACATACGCTTGTACAGGCGCGGGCTGTATAGACTGTGAAGATGATCCCACAGGAGAAGATTGCATTGAAGACCCATGTCCAGATCCTAACAATCCTTTATGTGTAGACCCACCGGTAGTTCCCTGTTTGCAGGAAGGCGACTGTCCTTGTGTGGGCAACGGATGTAACCCAGAGTGTTTGCTCAACCCAGAAGAGTGTGAGCCTGGTACTCCTCCATGCGAGCAGAGTGTCCAGAACAACGAGTGTAATCCAATTGAGACGTTTACTACAACTACTATCATCTGCAACCCAGTGTTCAACAATCCCGAACTAAACGGATCGATAGATTCTAACTGGATTGCTAGTACGTTGATGCAGTGTACGTCGGATGAAACCAAGAAGATGCTCTTCAAGATGAAGACCGGGGTCAAGATAGAAGACACAGATCTGAGAAAGCTTGGACTGATAGCATACCTCTTTGTAGAAGGAGCAAAGAACAACCTTGAGTGTTTGTTTGACTGCGACAACTACGAATCTGCAGTAACGAGAACCGGAAAGGTAAGAGGGTTTGCAAACAGAGTAAAAGAAACTGACTGTAACGCTAAGTGGAAGTCAGGTAGATTCCAAAGGTTTGCGGCCAGCAGCCACTACAAGAAAGGCACCGCTGTTAAGTACACAAGAGTGGTTAACGGTAGACTTGTCTCTTCCATATACACGGCAAAGAGAGATTGGTACCCCGGCATGGAGATCCCAGGAAACAAAACTAGAAGACAAGACAGAGTGTGGGAACCATGCGTCAATTTTAAGTTCCAGGCAGGAGGTAACCCAGAGAACTACTTCCAAACGTTCTTAGACTTCATAAACAGGTTCTGCAACGCCTGCAACATAGAAAACCCAAGCACCGTGTACACGTCAAACGAGGATGCTAATCCCATAGAGAACAGGGATACATTCGGTGAAAATACCATCGGATTCATAGATGACGATGGAAACGAAATAATATTCTAACATGTCTAAAAGAGTCACAGCACTACCTGTAAAATCAAAACGTGACACTACGTCTAACGACGTTCTGTTGCTGTCTAATAAAGCTACAGGTAAATCATTTCAACTTCCAGTAGTAGATGTGTTCCCTAAGCTTAACAACGGAACACTCCCTGCTAACAGTGGTAGCAACACTGCGTCACTGGTCAATATAGGTCAGTCAACTAAACTGTTTGTCGGCGGAGGTAGCGCTGACTCAGCTACAGGCGTAGATCAGAATACTCTTGTGTTCAAAGGTCTTAGAGTTGACTACGACGGCAGCAGCACTATACCTAGTGTGGGGCAGCACAACAATGCTTACTCCCCAATACAGATTGTACAGGAGACGTCTGCTAGCGGAGATTCAACAAAGGGCAACATTCTGTTGGCCTGGGACCCATCAAACTACGAGCTCAGCAACTTTGCCAATACAAGCACAGGATTCCTGACGTCAGTAAACTTGGCAAGTAATGTAACAGGTTCTTTGCCTGTAGCCAACGGGGGCACAGGACTGACATCAATAGCAAAGGGAAAGGTCCTGTATGCCAGCGATACCAATACAATAGGTGCTACTACAGTACCGACCAACGGTCAAGTACTCATTGGTAATGCTAGCACGGGAGTTCCTGCATTTGCAACAATTACTGGGGGAACAAACGTCACAGTAACTAACGGAGCAGGATCAATTAGCATTGCCTCTTCCATAGGCACTATCGGAGAGAATGTAAGCTTTGCAGGCTACAACATAGGTATGGCAGATGGGTGGATAAGCAACGACCTTGGAAACGAAGGTATAAGGCTTAACAACACAGGGCAGGTCTTCGTAGGAACTGCTAGCCCAACCTCGTACTTCACGAGTGCGTTGAATATAGATTCAACTATAAGCCTCGGTTCCAGCTTAGGCAACCAGGCAATGAGTATCACAGGAAAGCCGTGTACATCAGGGTCTACGCCATCACTCTCACTGCTTGGATCTACCGCATCTGGTACAGGAAACAAGGGTGGAGACATCCTTCTAATACCGGGTACTGGAGACACAAACGGTAACGGGGGTGATCTTTATTTGAACGGCGGAGTTAAGGCTGGTAGCGGTACTAACGGATCAGTAAAGATCAGAACTGCATCAGCTGACGCACTTGTAGTAGACGCCAACAAAGACGTTACAGTATCTGCAGGTAGCCTTATTGTAACCTCAGCTACCGAAGGTATCGTACACACAGGCAGTGGCACTGTAACTCAAGCAACTGACCACACTACAGGCGTGACTATCAATGCAACGTCTGGTGTGATCACACTGGCGGCTGTAGCACTGAACGCAGCAACTAATGCAGAGTTCACTGTAACCAACAGCACAGTGCAAACAGACTCAGTTATCATACTGACAGTGCAAGACGAGAACACTACGAACAACGCACAGCTCACAGCATGCACACACACCATTGCAAATGGTAGTTTCAAGATCTCAGTCTTCAACCCTGCAGCTACTGGAGCAACCTCTGCAACTGCAAGCAAGATCCACTTCTTGATTATAAACAATTCTGTGTAACTTTACATATAAACCTATAATCCAAACATTATGATCAATTTCGAAGGTACCAACCGCGAACTCCTCAACTTGTACAAAGGGCTCGAAGGTGTCAAAGACATCAAGGGTTCTCGCTTTGCCGTTCTGATCGGTAAGAACATGAAAGAGATTCGTCACATTCTCAACCCTATTGAGGAGGCAGCTGTCCCAAGCCCTGAGTTTCAAACTATCTCCATCCAGATGCGAGACCTGATTGAAGCTCAAGACAAAGAGGCTATGGACGAGCTTGAGAAAGAAAACGCAGACCTGATCGAGGAGCGTAAGGACCAAATGAAAAAGATTGAAGAAATGCTTGACGAGAGTGTCGAGCTTAAGCTTCACCCACTGAGAGAAGACCAACTCCCAGAAGACATTACTGGGGAACAGGTCGAGAAAATTCTACAAATAATTACCAATGGCCTCGATTAACACACGGCTGCAGTTGCAGTCAAAGAACATATTTACCAACGCCTTCTCGTCGCGTAACGATAAAGCGTACCAGCTAGAAGCTGACGTTGATAGATATATCAGAACTATCACTGCAAATTCAAGCGGTAGTGCTCAAACCATTCTTGCAGTATCGACCTACGGCGCAGACAAGAATGTGCTCGTATTCCTGAAGAACAGATCCAATGTTACAAACAAGCTGTTGTATGTGATTATTGGCAGCCAGCAGATCATGAGGTTGGCACCAGGACAGTTTACAATCTTCCCATGGAGAACCGAGTCAGGCGACGATCTTAAGATCTACGGCAATGACACTAACGGTATCAAGATGGAGGTACTGGCAGGAAAGGCGACATGAGCAAGAAGAAGATAAAAGACACTGGCCTTGGCAAATGGTTGAAGGAGAAGGCACCTAACGTACTGAGTACTGTAGGTGACCTGCTCCCCGATCAAGGGGCTCTTGGTGTCGTAAAGAACCTCCTGGATAAAGAGCCGGGGGTTGACCCAGCTGAGGCGCAAGCCAAGATAGATGCTGAGATAGCATTCCAGAATAACGTCACTGAGCGTTGGAAAGCGGATATGGGGAGTGACGTGAAGCTCGCAAAGCTTATACGTCCAGTCACATTGATAGCGTTGATGGGCATGTTCATGATCACAATGATCTTTGACAGCCTTGACAACTGGCCATTCAATGTAAAGGACAGCTACATCGATCTGTTGCAAGTCCTGATGTTGACTGCATTTGGTGCATACTTCGCAGGTCGTACCATAGAAAAGAGTCGCAAACCTAACACATGACGATAAACGAAATCAAAGACTTCATCGCCGAGAGGCGAGGATACCTAAAGAAAAGCGCTGACGTACTATCTGAGAGACTTAATTGCCCGATCGAAGATTGTGAGACAGCGTTGTACGAAGCCAGAAAGCTGGCTCGTGAAGAGAACACTAACGACAATGACAGCGTCATTAGTGAGTTCGAACAGTTCCTTGACAAGAATGGCATCAGCCAGTCCGACGTAGCCAGTGTAAAATTCTGGCAAACTGTGTCGGGTCAGCAGCGATTCTCAGTTGTTACAAAGGGAGAGTCTATGAGCGTAGATTCTATCAAGAAAGAAATCGAAGGGTTTGCTGAACAGTACAGCCCTGAGGTTGATCTGATCGAACGCAAAGCGATACATAGACCTATCGCATACGAGATATCATTGCCTGACATACACTACGGCAAGCTTCATGATCTGGGCTTAGAACAAGTTGAGCAACAGTATATGACTGTCGTACAGGAACTCGTCAACAAAGCCGCAGGGCTTGAGATAGAAAGATTCATACTTCCAGTCGGTAACGACGGTATGAACTCTGAGGGTATGAGACGTACAACCACCAAAGGCACACCTCAAGAGGAAAGCGCTGGATGGAAGGATACGTTTAGAGGATACTGGCGATTGATGACTAGAGCGGTCAACTACCTTAAGGAGAAGGCCCCTGTAGATATCATTGTCGTATCAGGCAACCATGACTACGAACGCATGTTCTATGCAGGAGATGTGCTCGCAGGCTGGTACAGGAATGATGCCAACGTCACTGTGGATAATGGCTACAGTTCTCGCAAGTACTACGAGTACGGCAAGAACATGTTGATGTTTACCCACGGTGATAAAGAGAAGCCTGCAGACATGCCACTAATAATGGCAACTGAGAAACCAGAGATGTTTGCACGTACGTCACATCGTGAAGTGCACTGTGGGCATCTCCACAAAGAAATGGTCAATGAGTACAGGGGTATCAAAGTACGGTTCGTTCCTTCTATTTGTCCTAACGATGAATGGCATAAGCAAATGGGGTACGAAGCTAAACGAACAGGGCAAGCATATATATGGAATAAGTCCACAGGACTTGAGGGCTATCTACAGGCAAATGTTAGAATTTGACGACATACAGGACGACGATGACATCAACTCACTAGAGGAGGAAATCCAGATACTAGATGAGGCGTATCGCAACGCATACAGAATTGCGACGGGTGAGATGACTGTGCGCCAGCTTTTGGACAAAGCTGATGACATGATCTTCTTGCCCTTTGATCCTTCTGCCCCTGAGACATTTCGCATGATAGTAGACGACATCATACAATACTTTGAAGACAACGAAGAATATGAAAAGTGTGCTGAACTAGTACGCGCTAAAAAGAAGTACGATGACTCTTGACGAAATGGCATATAACATACTGAACCTGCTTAGGGGTGGCAGGAGCAGTAACGATGAGCTTATATCGATTGAACAGATTAAGTTCAACATACAGCACTACAGAGCTATGATGATACGTAGAGACTATGCTCGTAACGGGTATGTCTCTAAACACATAGAACAAGACCTGGGCTGTGTTCTGTTAGAGCGGACTGACATGTCTAGGTGCTGTCCTGAAATGCAGCTGCCTACAGGGTGCACAGTGTACCGCACAAACAGACGTCTACCAAAAACAGTCAGGTTTAATCTAACAGATGCATTTACATTTATAGGTAAGCCTGATGGTTCAAGCACTATACCTAAGGTAGAGCCATACGAGATGGAGTGGCTAGCGTACGATAAATATACATCTAGACTTACACGTTATTACGTCATTGATGAGTATATTTACATCTACGAGCCAAACGGGCTGGAAGCAATAAACGTTAGAGGTGTGTTCGAAGATCCTGAAGAAGTAGGAAACTTTGCTACATGTGAAAACGATTATTGTTATGACGAACAATCTGCATACCCCTTACCTATGGATATGGTTAGCGCCATAACACAAGGTTTAGTACAAGGTGAATTCGCTATGCTAACTGGTAGTATAAACGACACCATTAACGATAAACAACAAGGACAATAATAATGGGACTTAATACAACAACAGATAGAATGCTAAACAGGGTTGCCGACAAGCTGGCAGAAAATCAGACAAGTCTGAATACCATAGCAACCGACGGCGCAGCATCTAAAAGCTCTAACAACACTACTCAGACAGAAGTAACTCAGCACAATGCAAGAGCTTTTGGACAGAGTGGGTGCATCCTGGTTACAGGAACTGCAGCATGCACTGCTACAGCAGGATCAGGTTCTTTGAAGTTTGTAGCTATACAATTCCTCGAGGACACTGTGTTTGATTCAGGATCAGGAGGTTTGGTAGCTACCACTGAGAACTTGTACCTAGACGATACAGGTACGGGAGCAGGAGTTGCTTCAGGAGGTGGAGGTGCAGCTATTGACGGTGTCACCTTCCCAAAGGGTATGACACTGTACGGAAGATACGACGGCTTTAAGCTGGCATCAGGTAAAGTAGTAGCATACTTGGGATGATTGGTCTGGGGCTAAATACAGCTGCGGATACATCGCACCCTACATTGTTTGGTGGGCTACCCGCTGAGACACAGAACTACTCTGTGTACTTAGACGGGGCTAGTGACCGTATACAAGGCCCCAACATGTCAACTACCTGGCTGCAGGTCTTTGATGCAAATGTTGAGTTTAGTCTGCACTTTTCTATAAAGCTAGACGCTCTAAACTCAACGTTAAGTTTTACTGGTACATCTAGTAATTTCTTCTGGATGCAGGTGCTTGCAGATGGAAACCTAACTATACAGGCATCGATCAGTAGCAGCTCCGTGGGAGCTGTAACGTTCGCTACAGGCATGTCTACGGGCACATGGTATGATATAGTCATTACAGCAACTAATGATACAACTAGAGTCTTTAAATGTTACGTGAACAAAAGTGAGGTGAGTGTAACTACAACTACTGCATTTGCTGCTTCGACGGATGTGGCAGCAATAGCAGGCAAGTTTACCCTTGGCACCTTCCTAAACGTAATAGACTATGACTTTAGATTAGACAGGCTTGCTTCTTGGAGCACTGTTCTCACCGCTGCTGAAGTGACAGAGATCTATGACAACTACCCAGATCTTACAGCAGACTCAGGGAACTATGCTGAATCTGCCAGACTGGTGACATATTACAAGATGGAGGAAGGATCAGGCACTACCATGGCAGATAGCTCTGGCAATGGTCACAGCAACCTCACTGTTGTCAACGCAACTGGAAACTTCTGGAGTACAGATACTAGAATATAATGGCAACGAAGTACGTAATCATAGAAGCAAACGAAGTAAGTTCTGTGGACTTTTCACAGGTATGTGAGGACTCCGCAGATACTGTGCGCTACAACCTTGACAACACCAAAGCACTTGTCAAGTTTGATGGCAGCACCCCATCATTTCTAAACGGTAAAACGCAGCACACCCACACCGAGATAAGAACAATACTAACCGATGAAGCGCAAGGCTGGTACATAGCCGACACGCAAGCATATCTAGATAGCTTATAATCATGGCAGTCACAGATTACTTTGATAAAGAAAAGCGTCAGTACAAGCGTGGGGCTGCCTGGACTAGAAAAGCAGGTAAGAACCCTACAGGGGGACTGAATGCAAAAGGTAGAGCATCATACAGAGCTGCCAACCCTGGGAGCAAACTTGCTGCCCCAGTTACCGAATCTAACCCTAAGGGTAAGAGAGCTGGTAGACGTAAGTCATTCTGCTCACGCATGTGCGGAATGAAAGCAAAAAGAACAGGATCTAAAGGCAAGAGAGATCCTAATTCAAGAATCAATAAGTCACTGCGCAAGTGGAACTGCCGGTGCTAATAAAGAACAACAATGGGAACTTTAAAGACAAGACTCTCAGTCTCATCCAAAGGGTCAGCTGATACAACATCAACAGGGTTTGCAATATCCTGCACGGATGCACTTACAATACAGGCACCCGTAACTAACCTGGCTTCAGGCTCAGTGACAAACTCTGGTCACGACATTCTGATAGCCAGCTCTGTCTCTGCCATAACATACATATACGTCAAGTATGTAAGCAAGGCAGGAGGGACACCTATTATGGTGATCAGCACAGTCAGCGGCACGCAGAATGTCATAGACCTGGGTGAAAGTGAAGCAATCTTCATACCAGTCAAAGCAGGCGTAGGACTGAGAGTAACAAGCAGTGACAGTAACGCCATTACTTACGAGTACGGCACTTGGACTAAATCGTAATGGCTAGCGAGGGACTCAAGAAATGGTTTGGACGCAACCAGGGACGTGGTTGGGTAGACTGCAAAGCAGCTAAAGCTGCTGGCAAGTTCGTACCATGCGGCAGATCCTCGGCAAAGAAAAGTAGGAAAACAGGGTACCCGGCCTGCCGACCTACTATGAGTGCATGTACCAAAGCAGGTATGCGCAGAAAAAAATCATCACAACGGGTATCTTGGAAAAAATAACTAGAAACTATGAAGTACAAATCAAGAGGCGGTAAGGCACCAGGCGCTATTAGGCGTGCAGCTAAGAAGACCGCTAAGGGTAAGGCTAATGTCGAGAAGGGCATGAAGATGCTCGGTGAAGCTAACACCACAAAAGAAACCAGAAAAGCTGGTCGCACAATGGCTAGAGGTATCCGCCAGAAGAAGGCAGGTGCTAGAAAAAGAGCTAACTACAAGTTCAGACAAGCAGTCAAGAAAGGTGAAGAAACACCAACTACAGGACCAGGAATAGGTAACTTGAAGAAAGGTGGTTACTTAGAGGGTAGCAAAGAAGTCAAGTTCGGTGGCCCATCTAAAGTCACTGCTGTCAAGTCAAAAAGAGGCAGAGGTGTAGTAACTGAAAAGGGGGCTGACGGAAGTCGTTCTATTACACGAAGAGGTAAGACTAGAGGTAAGGGGGACAAGCGTGGGTATACTACTCGCAGTATGACAGCAAATAAGAACGTAGGAACCATTACGAAAGAGACAGTTAGAGGTCGCGGTCGAGCAGACGGTAAAGAGACAGTTAAGACTAAAACAAAAGTTGTAGGCAAAAGACGTGCTGCAAAGGCTGCTAATCGTATTGATAGCAAAGCTGCTAAAATGAACCTGCCCGATAAGAAGTTCTTGGGTGGTAGACTTGCTGGAGCTATCAAAGGATTCAGAGGTGGTAAAGGTCAAGGACTGAAAGCTAGACTCGCAGGTGCAGCCAAAGGTGCAGCTGGAGGAGGCATGCTTGGCAGAGCTATTGGTGCTGCTAGAGGTATGAGAGGTGCTGCCGGACAAGGTGGTGGCTTGAGAGGCATGCTTAAAGCTGGAGCTCAAGGTGCTATGCAAGGTGCGTTTGGTGGTGGTGCTCAGCAGAATGCTGCAGAAGCAGCTGCACCCGCAGAAGGAATGGAAGAGGAGATGATGTACGGCGGTAAGCTGAAGGATCGTCGCAGGATGGGAGGCCCAGGAGGCTGTAAGAAAGGAGAGCCTTGCGACCAAGGCGGCGGTGGAAAGCGTATGGGTAGAACAAAGCGTCAAAGGCAAATGGACCGTCAGTACAGACGGGCAGAAAGACGTCGTAGAAGATCTCGCAGAAGAGGCAGGTAATTAATAGGGGGGAGCTCCGGCTCCCCCTTTAATGCTAAGCACATGAGAAAAGTTAAAAGAAAAGCAGTAGGATACCCCCCACTACCTACAGCCAAACGTGGTGTAAAGCGTAAACTGTTTGGGGGTAAGGAGGAAAGAAGAGCACGCAGGGCGGAAAGACAAGAAGACCGACAAGAACGTCGAGACGCTCGTAAAGAAGCACGGCAACAAGCTAAAGAAGAGGGTGTAGGATTCTTTGGTAGAATGCGTGCTGGTTTCCAAGCTGGTCGTGAAGTACGTGAGCAACAAAGAAATGAAGACATGGGACTGACCCCAGAAGGGCAGGAAGATGTGACTGATCCCGCAATGACTGGTGCTGTAGGAGGGGGTGTAGATACTTCTGCTGCTGGCGTAGGTATGGATACAGGAGCCTTGAAGAGAGGTGGTATGCGTGACAGACGCAAGCGTAAGAAGATAAAAACTAGAAATAAAAAGTACAAGAAATAATGGAGTATCCAGATTTTAAAAAGGAAGGGGGCTTCAAGATAAGCGGTCCCTGTAAGTCAGCAGCTAAGAGAAAGTTTGCTGTCTACCCATCTGCATACGCTAACGCCTGGGGTGTAAGATGCACTAAAGCAGGCGGTCCTGGCAGCATGGGTAAGTCCAAGAAGAAAAAGAAGGGTGGTTTCCCCGACTTGACTGGTGACGGTAAAGTAACCAGAGCTGACATCCTCAAGGGTAGAGGCGTAATCAAGAAGAGAGGAGGAGAAAAGAAGGACGAAAAGATCGGAGGCAAGGAGCGTACACGTAAGAGAACTAGAAAGGGTTTGAACGTTGACGTGCAGTCTAATAGAGATGTAGTGAAGAAGGCTCAACAAAAAGGAAAGTCTACTAAGTACCAAGTTGAGGTAACTAAGACTAAGACTAAGACTAAGCGCATAAGTCGTAAGAGAGCTATGCGTATGGCTAAGCGTAAGAACTACAAGCTCGATTGATGCACACGATCAAGGATATACACAAGGATTACCTAAAGCATGTTGATGACCCCATAGAGACCCGTTTGTTTAAACAGCTCTGTGAGGAATTCAACATGCAGGTAATCGAGTTGATCCTAGACGGTAAAGAGTTTAGTATGGGGAGCAATCTATCTACGCTCTCCATACGTCGTATAGAACGCAATCCCAGCAAGCCTACGATAGACTGGTGGGAGAGCAACAAGTACAAGCAAGAGCTTCTCTTAGAGGGGAAGGAGCTGTACAACAACGAGACAGGGGAAGGTGAGAAGTGGTTCATCTACTACACCGACCCATGGTACTGTAAATACCACTGGCAGAAGTCCAGATGCAAGCTGGCTAACAAGACTGCCTACAGGTTTACCCCAACCCGAGGAATCAAGGGGAACAAAGAGAAGCTTACTGCTCTCCTAAAGAACGATGACTTAGCATACTTAAGATTCAAGAAGCATGGCAACATATAAAACCATATCATGTAAGGACATAGTACGGAAGGTTATGCGGGATCTCAAGCCCGATGATGCTAACTGGATCTATGATGCTGTAGAGTGGATTGGTGAGGCACTTGAACACGTAGGTGCGGGTGCTCACGTTGAGAGCAAAGGATGCGTACTTGATATAAAAGACTTCAAGGGAACATTGCCTGCTGACGTGTACTACATCAACCAGGTAGCACTCAACCAGACAGAAGTCTCTATGTCACTGCGTGCAAAGATTGACGATCTGCAAGAAGACATAAAAGATCTAGGAGTCACATATACAGCTTCTGCAGGTGTGTTGGCTAACACAATAAACGAGCTGGCTGATGGTACAATATCAAGTAACGTCAATATACAACTTCTGAATGAGCTGGAGAAGATTAGAAAAACAACAGATCACAATCTGAACAGACTGGTAGCAGACGCACACGTAATATACACGTCATACATGAACCCAACCACAGGCATGTTGACGCCTATGCAATACTGCACAACAAACTTTCCTAGAGGCATACACTGTGATGAATGCATCAACGAGACTGTGCAGAGTACAGAGTGCTACCTAATAGAGAACGACAGGATCAAGACATCGTTCAAGGAGGGCAAGCTTTGTTTGTCGTACACAGCATTTGCTACAGACTCCGACTGCTGGCCTCTCGTACCAGACGACATATCCTTCAAGGAAGCTATGTTCTGGTACATATACAAGAAGCTGTTGTTGTCCGGTACCGTAGACCCAAATAACAATGGACTTGGCTACGACGTTGCAGACCAGAAGTGGAAGTACTACTGTACTCAGGCTCGTAACGAAGCCAAGTACCCAGACATGGCTAAGTACGAATCGTTCATGAATCAGTGGGTTAGATTGGTTCCACGCATGAATGTGTTCGACAACGTCATGGATGATCTGGGAACTAGAGAAAACTTGTACAGAGGAAACTATAGCACCAACTCTATATCATGAAGAAGTTTGTAGGAGGTATGGCAAAAGATACGTCCAAGGCTGAACAGCCTGAGGGGACGTACAGAGATGCGCTGAATGCTACAGTCAGCATCGAATCTGGTACAATGAGTAACGAGTGGGGCAACAAATCTGCAGTCTCACTCAATACAGACATTGTAGGTGCCATACCCATAGATGAAGAAAGACTTGTGATATTCGGACTGGCTACAGTAAGTGGGGAGGAAACCTGCCAGATACTAC